CTTCCTGCACGACTTACAAAAAGTCCATACTGACTTCCTCTTTTTCCTAATAATACTCTATTTGCCATTTTAAAATAAACTCGTACTTGGTATTCCTTTAAAAAGAAATACATTAATTGTTTGTGTGCCTACATTTACAGTGCCCGTCCCGTCTGGGTCAGAATAACTTGAATCAAGTGTTGTTGAAAATGTTGAACCCGAAGTAAAACTTGTTGTTAGTGTATCTGTTCCTTCTACTAATGCAAAAGCAGTTTCTCCTGTTGCTGTAGTTACATTAGTACTATTATTTACTGTTGTTCCTGCTGTTTGGTTTGTGCTTGAAATTTCTTCCAATACAATTACATGATCTACTTGGTCTGCACTGTCAGTAGAAAAAGTTAATTCATCGTCTGGGCAAGTAAGTACATCACTTCCTGCACGACTTACAAAAAGTCCATACTGACTTCCTCTTTGTCCTAATAATACTCTATTTGCCATAATTTATGTCCATAATCCTTGTGAATTTCCAAAAGTTGGATGATTTGTACTTCCAAATGTTTGACTTGACCCACTTGCGTCTATATAACTGCTTCCCATGAATCCATAAGCAGAAGGTATTCGTAATACTACAAAAGTTGTAGCGTTGCTTGTTCTATTTTGATGAAAAAGTTGAAAGTCTGTACTACTTAGATGTCCTGCTCCCGCAGTTTGTTGAGTAATCCACCCTCCTTGATTTGTTTCTTTTGGAGTAAGGGAAGTATTTGTAAGTTCCCAAGGAAAACCTTGATTATTAAGATTATATAGATCTAAATCATATACAGAGTTTGAAGTTACTCTATCTAAGTGATATACTTTGGTTCCTTGTTCAAAAATAAGATACATTGGAATATAAGTAAGAGTAGGTTTTGAACCACTTGTCCAAGTAATTGTACTTGAAGTAGAAGAACTTGAACCGCCTGCATAAATTTGTCCAGTTCTTGGTTTTGTAGAGTCAAAAACTAAATTCTTTGCTGCAGTTGTAAGTACATTTTCTCCTTCTTTTGATATCTTTAGTCCAAAGTTATTACTTCCTAAATTTCCTAATAATACTCTATTTGCCATTTATTTCCACCTCGGACCTTCCATCCAATTAACTAATGATTTTCTTGTTCCTTTTGTTATTTTTGTAACTCTATGAGTTAGGTAACTTGGAAATACTAATATTGACCCTTGTGTTTTGAATCCAGTTGGTTGCTCTACTTCTTTAAATTCAAAGTTTCCACCTTCATATTCAGAAGGGTCACAAAGTTGAATACATATTGATAGTTTTCTATCGTACGCATTTTCTCCTTTCCAATTAACATCATAGTGCCAGTCATAAAAACTACCTTCTGAATACTCTCCATATTGAGTAGAAGGCAAATAATTTGCTTCTATATTAAAAGCATTTCTATTTGCTTCTTCTAAATACCAACGCATAGTTTTTTGAATTTCTTGATTATTTACAAAAGCTATTTGCGTAGTTCTAATACTATGGTCAGGTTTATGGTCTACTGACTTAAACACTGTTGCATCTTGTAAATTTAAGTATGAACAAGCTGTTAAATACTTTTCACACGTTTCTTTGGAAAGAATACCTTCCCATAATTGCCAATTTTGTCTCATTATATTTCCTTAATCTGATATTATTATTCTACTATTTGGGCCGTCAAGTACTATATTTCCTGAACTCGATACGGTCGCTAATTCTGTAAAAGAAGTGCCGCTTCCACTATACTTAAATACTCTATTTGAAAGTATATGAAAGAATATGTCTCCACTTCTTGCTGTACTATCACTTGACACAGACTCTATTGCAGATTTTTTATTTGTATCCGAAGGAACACTTGATGCAGTTCCATTTGTGTCAAAAGCAATTACAGCACCTGCAGCACCTGCTGGGCCTGTGGGTCCTGGACCCCCTGTTCCTCCTGGAGGACCACCGGGACCTGGAGGGCCGTCTGGGCCATCTGGGCCTGGAGGACCTGCTGGACCGCCTGGACCTGGAGAACCGTCTGGACCGTCTGGGCCTGTTGGACCTGGAGCACCTGTTGGACCACCTGGACCTGCTGCACCTGTTGGGCCATCTGGACCTGTTGGTCCTGGATTACCTGTTGGGCCTGCAGGACCTTGTGCTCCTGTTGGACCTGTAGCACCTTGTGGACCTGTTGGACCTGTTGCTCCAGTAGCACCTGTCTGTCCTAATGTTACTAAAGGAGAACCCATATTTCCGGAAGTTAAACTGTTTGCTGCAGTTCCTGTTCCTATAATTGTATGAGTTACTCCAGTTACTCCTCCACTTACTTGAGTAGCATTTGCGTGAAATCTGTTAGCAGTTGAGTGGTCTACAACGTACCAATAATTACTTCCTGTATTATAGAAAGTTGGTGTTAACTTTGTCATATCTGAAATAGCTGACGAGCCATCTGCAAATACTTGTACCCAATTACTTGTATCACTTTCAGGATTTGTAGTTGAATTTGTTATAGCATTTTTTGCTGCAAATACTTTACTATTATAACTTACTACATTTGCAATTGCATAATTACTTCCTGAAGACCAAGCACTTATGCTTGGAGAGTTATCAAGAATATCTTTATCTGCTGCTGAGTAAAATAAGAAAGTACTCAATCCGTCTGGACCAGGAGAACCTGCTGAACCCGCTGCACCTGTTGGGCCGCTTGGGCCTGCAACACCTGGAGGGCCATCTGGGCCTGTTGGACCTGCTCCTCCTGTTGGACCTGTTGGACCTGCAACACCTGTTGGACCGTCTGGACCTGTTGGACCTGGATTACCTGTTGGTCCTACTGGACCTGCAACACCTGGAGGACCTGGAGGTCCTTCTAATCCTGCTACTAATGCATATGTTTCATCTAAAGAATACTCAGTAGAACTATTTGTTACTACTTTTGCTAATATTTGATCTTTTGCAAAATTTGGAACAAAACTTAATTTTTTAATTGAAGCTCCACTATAATTTCTTAGAGAAGCTTTATCTAAATCTAAAGATGTGTCGCTTTCTATAAATCCTATATTAGCATAAAAAGCTGTTGTTCCTGAGCCAATTACTATTAAATCTCCTTCAGTAAATTCTGTTGTAAATAGTGTACTACTTCCTGTTAAAGTTGCTGACCCTTCATTTATAGTAACCGTTCCAGTTTTAGTTGTTAAACCATTATTTGAAGCTCCTACTTCCTTCCAGTATTCAAAATTTAGTTTGTTTCCATCAGGGTCTAATGCAGTGGTATCTTCATGTACTTGGATTGCTTTAAAAGTATCTGAACTTCCATGGTCATAGAGTAAGTAAGCAACTGCACTTGCTCCCATACCTGCAAAACTTTGTTGGTATGTATCCGTGTTACTTGAAGTATTAGAAAATACTGTTCCATTACTATGTGTAAAAACATAAGAACTTGAGTCTACTTCAAAAAGTCCAGAAGACGGATTAATACTTATAGAAGTATCAAGAGTTCCTCCTTTATCTAACCCAGTTATCTTATCTTGAGGTGTAGATACTGGGAATTGGTCAGCAGAATAAGTAATTCTTATTGTTGAAGGAGCAGATAAATTTTGAATAGTATTTTTTGCTTTTACATGTACAAAATATGTTCCTTCTACAACTCCTTTTAAAATTGCGGTTGAATCTTCTGCTTCTACAAATTTGAAATATCCATTTCCTCTTGTTTCCCATCCTGTTATGTCATTTGGAGTAGGTCCTTGAACCGTTACATTATAACCAATTATTGTAGATTCAGGAATTTCGTGTTTAAAAGTTAATTCATCTCCACTTGTCAAAGATACTGCGGAACTCAAAGTTAGTGCTGTTCCACTAATTGCAGAAACTGTAATTAAACTTGTAAAACTTGAATGTCGTACTCTCATTCCAACTTCTATATTATCATTTGCTGCACTTAAAGTTACAGAACTACTACTACTTACATCCCCAGAAATTATTGAAGAAGTACTTTGTCTAATTTGTAAAGGCTGTTGCCAACTTATTAATAAATCCGCTCTATTATTAGTTACACTATCTGCAGAAGTTTCTATAGAACTTTGTGATATTGAAGCGACTAAAGACTCTACTGGGGGAACAGTTTCAGTTCTTACAGGAGGTTTTAAATGTTGAGGTACAATCTCTGTTGTATATCCTCTATCAATTAATTCGAATTTTTTATCAGAATATTCAGCAGCTGCAATACTTATAAGATTTTTTTCTTTTTCTTCTGTTCTTATAATAATATACTCTTTTGGAGAAACATCTACTTCTTCTTCTCCAGTTGCGATAGTAGTAGATGTTAAAGACCAAATTACTTCAGCATTCGGAGTCTCCGAAAAAGCTGAACTTACTGTTACAGACGTGCTTGTAAAACTGTCTACAGGTTTGCTTTCTACTCTCACTGACTCCGACCAATATAGTTGTACTAAATTACCAGAATCATCTTTAACATTTGCTGCTTTTTCAAAGGTATCTATTGCTGAACCACTTTCATCTAAGAGTACTAAGTCTCCTAAAGTATATGACGTTGAATTTATAGTTGCTTTTTCTTGTTGTAAATAGGCTCCACCTTTAGGATATATTAAATTTAAAACATAAGACTTTGTAGAAGTATTTAAACTAATTTCTCTGTCTAAAGGTACTACTGTTGTGCTTCTTGTTCCTGAACTTGAGACTCTTCCAGATAGTTGTGTGTCATTACGGTCTGCATCTTGTACTTCAATAACATCTCCAGGTTTTAAAGTAATTGCATTAAGACCTGTAGCAAAAGTTACAACTTCCTTTTCAAGTTTTTCTGTGAGTATATGCCACTTACCAAATCTATGAGCTTGACCTTGACTTGTACATCCAGTAGCTACTACATCTTTTGAAATTATTTTTCCTGTTTCTAAAATATGTTGAGTATCTTCTACAATTTCTACAGCTTGAGTATAATTATTTTCAGGATTATTCCAAGTAACTCTTATTTGATTTGAACGAAATCTTGTAGAACTTGATTGATAAGAAAAAAGACCATCTATAACATTGCCTTTTGTAAAAGTATATACAGGACTTTTATAAGCATTTATTGAAGGGCTAAACTTTCCATTAAACCAGATTAATAAACCTCTAAATACACTTAATAAATCAGAAACTACTTTTTGAGCATCCTCTAACTTAGATAAATATAAATTTGCAGTAAATCTTGGTTCTGTACCTCCTTTTCCATCTGGTACAAGTTCATCACAATATTTTGCTATCTGAAATAATTGAAACTTGTCAATATAAGAAAAGTCATCTAAAGGGTCTACAAATTTTCCAAGACCGTATCTATCATTTGTTAAAATGTCTAAAAGTATCCATACAGGATTATCTGTCCAGACAGGAGCATAGTTTGAGTGATTAGGATTTGTAAAAGTTTTTATATCTCCTCTAAAGTTTCCGTCCCAGTCTTGATAGTCGCTTTCATTTGTTACAGTAGTATTGTTAGTAACTTTTCTTGTGTAAGAAGCATTACTACCTTCTCCTAACTCGTGCCTTGCAAAATAGTTTGTAGGAACTTTTACTTGAAGCCCTCTAATCTCATACCCTCTTCTTGGAGGAGAAGTAAATTCTTTTGCTCCAAAGATTACTGCTCCATAAGCTGTATAAGGGTAAGAAGTTTTATCTGTAATTATATTCTGTATTGACTGAACTTGAGTAGCATTATACCAATATCTTCTTTCATTAAATCCATTTGTAGGAGTTATTTTTGCTATTTTTATTCTATATTTTTTAAAAGGGTGAAACTGACTTACATCCCATGAAAAAGTTTGAACAAAAGGAGTTTTTGTTTTCTTTCTAACAGTTCCTGTGCCTCCAAATGTACCTGCATGCCCACCAAAACTATCTGCACTTTTACCAGGTAAAGGGCTTCTATTCGCTAATTCTTGGTCTGAACGGCCATAAGCTACGTAAGTTTGAGTATCTGTAAAATCTCCTGTAAGTGAATATTCAAAAAGTATTTGAAATTCACAAAAACCTTGTTCTTCATGTCCATCTTTTGGCTTTTGACCTAATAGACCATTTGGAAATTTTATAGTAACTTTTATTGCATCTATTTCACCAGGTTCAGGTATCGCCATTCCATCACTTGTAAATGTTAGTCTTGCTGCATCAGGCTCAGTTATATTTGTCCATCCACCGCTCGCTACATATCCTGAAGGAAAAATTGAACTTCCATTAAAAGTAATAGCGTTAAAATCAGTAGTATTTAAAGTCTGAGATATATTTGTAGTTAGAGAGTTTGTTCCAACACTTCCCGGTAATGCTAAATAAGGTTGGTCTCTTGTACCTGACCTAAAAGCAAATCCAGCATCTTCGTAATTCCATCTATTAGAAGAAGTAGAGCTACTAACTGTAGGAGTTTCTAAACTTGCAAAAACATTTGAAACATTTCTTCCTAAAGTTCCTGAGCCAGCTAAAACTGCTGTATTACCAGAGATAGAAGATATATCTGCTATCAAATCAATTGTTGCATTAGCTGAAGATACAGAAGTTGAAACAGGAGGCATTACAGATACTTGAGTTCCACTTGTTCTTTGAGTGATAGTGCCTTTATAACTACTTCCACCTGCTCCTGCTCCAGGAATTGTTATAACAGGTTTATTTTTACCTACTCCTACATGAGCATCTGTAAAGAAACTGGAACTTGCAGTTACTGTAGTACTTCCTGCTGTAGTGCTAATTATTCCAGAAGCTGAATCAAGTGCTCCTTCTATTCCTATAGTATATGTGCCATCTGAAACCTCTTTATTATTAAATAAAGTGCTATTATTATCTGTTACAGTTCTTGTACTTGCTACATAACTTACATTATTTGAAGTAGTTGCTCCATAATTTATTTTAGTTACAGGGTCTAAAATTGGTACCCCATTTAATAAAACTGAACTGGCATCATCAACTAAACCATAAATTGGGCCTTCTGATAACACATCTACAGCTACAGCACTTTGTTTTTCTGTATTTAATTTAGTATTAAAGCTATTATACTCACTTTGATTTCTATTAGTTGTTGAATTATTAGGACTATCACTATAATCGTTTCCTCTGCCTCCTTGCCCTGCCATTATTGCTCCCCTTTATCTTGTACTGTATCAATTTGAATAGGTTGCTGTGCTGAGACTCCTGAAGGAGTAGTGGCTTCTGCTACTGTTGGAGCTGCAGAATTTGGAGGACTTTGAGTACTTGAATAAGTAACTCCGCCAGTATTTCTAGAAAATTTGAATCCTGATTGAGCAGTAACTTCTCTATTAGTAAATCCAAAAGCAATTGTTGCTCCTCCAACTAATACTTGTCCGTAGGCAAGAGGTACAGGTAATCCTTCTTTTGTGTTATTTACTGGGCCGTCAAAAAGAAAAGCATCTCCTCTTTCTATACCTTTTTTGGGTGCCATATATTCTGATAAAGCTGAATTAAGTAATGCTGAACCAATCATACCTACTCCTACTAATGCTCCCACTGCTAAAAATCCTTTTACGCCTCCTAGAGCTACTGCTGCTGGCATATAAAAAGCAGCAACCACTAGTAGAGCGAAGCCAAGAATAAGTTTTCCTAATTTATTTGCAGAACCTGCTGGAACTGGAGTAATAATTAAGTCATCTTCTGCTAAATTCATTTGTAAGTTGTCATAGTCAAGGAACTCTTCTCCTCTCTGTACAGTAAATTGAATAC